TTGTATGCTCATCTTGTCTCTTAATTACAATTTCATCAATTCCAATCTGTTTTTTAACCGTTGTTTCTCCATCATCTGGACAAATTAGATTGACTTCGATTTCTTCTCCAACCGACTTTCCTCTAATATTAAGAAACAAATATTCAATATCAAATGTAGGAAGAGATTCGACTTTAATTCCTTTTGTCTGAATACAATTCTTAATTACAGTTTTAATTGCTGTTGTAATTTCTTTTGTATCTTCACTTTCTAAGGCAAGAACTAAAAGTTTTTCTTCTCTTACTAAGAATGGTCTATATTTGATGTTTTGTGATGTGGATGGCAATTCCAACTCATAAGTTGGTGTAGAAATCTTTGGTAATGGCATAATCTCCTATACAATTCAGGTACTTTATTTATTAGGCCAAATCAAAAGTTCCAGGAGTTCCAAAATCACCAATCGAATTAGCTGGATTGGACCCAACTGATTGAATTGGGTTTATATTAAATCCAAGATCTAACTGAGAAAGATTGGTAAAATCTGTATAACTACCACCAGGTCCAAAAGCATAATTGGACTGAGCACTTTCTATTGTTGATCCGACATTTGGTCCAAATACATTACTATTTGATTGTGCTTGTTGTAAAGGGTTAAAAGCATTTCCGGGGTTTCCAAGAACACCAGAACCTTTATATGGATTAAATGCACTATTAACTACATATCTCTGGTAAGAAAATGAAACAGTAACTTTAAGTAGTTGACTTTCATCATAGGAAACTGGAATTGAAGTCAAACTTATTGGAAATGCTCCAACAAAAGTATATCCCAATTTATATTTTGGATTTTTTGATGATACATCCTTTTCAAATTTAAGTATATTGATATTTGTTTTATATGAAGATGGATAAGTCATCCTATAAAAAGTCGTTGGATCAAGATACTCATCCTGACCAAAATAACTACCTTCTCCAACAATGAAACTTATCCATCCTAAAAAATATTTTAAAGTGGCATATCTATAATCAACATAAAAGGTCAGATCGATTGTATCATCAAACATCTTCCTATATGCCATTTTCTCAGTAGAACCATGGTAATCATTATTAACCTCATGAGTCGCTAAATTAGACCCAGGAAGACTTGCTTCACAACATGATAGATTAAAAGCTTCTTGATCAGATATTAAACTTACATCTACAAAATTATTTACTGCGGAATTTGTTAAAACTTCAACTGAATATACTGAAGTTTGTGCTGGGTGCAATAACTTCTGCTTGATTTCCGACACTTTATAATGTCTAGCTAATGCCATAGCACTGAAATAAATAGTTTTTACTTATATATTATGTAGTTGAAAAATGGCAGATAAATTTCATAAAGGAAGATTTCATCCACAAAACCCAGAAAAATATAAAGGTGATATTAGAAATATAATATACCGAAGTTCTTGGGAACTTAAATTTATGAAATACTGTGATAGAAAAATTGATGTACTGGAATGGGGAAGTGAAGAATTTTTTATTCCTTATGTTTCACCTATTGATGGTAGAGTTCACAAATATTTTCCAGATTTTTTTGTTAAGTTAAAAGAAACAAATGGTCAGATAAAAAAATATGTAATTGAAGTCAAACCAAAAAGTCAAACAAAAAAACCAATTAAAACTCCAAGAAAAAGAAATAAAACTTTTATTACTGAAGCACTTACTTATGAAAAAAATATTGCTAAATGGAAAGCAGCACAAGAATGGTGTCAAGATCGTATGCTAGAATTTAAGATTATTACAGAAGACGAATTGGGCCTATAAATAAAAAGAAATAACTTATAAAGATATAAGTAATACCTAATGGCTCAACAAATAACTTCTTCTCTGCCTTGGAAGAAATTGCCAACAAAAATTCTAGTCAATGCTGAAACTGGTCAGTCTGAAGTTTTTATGGTAGGAGGAGGTTTGTTTGGACAAGATGTAAAAGTCGCAGAAGTCGGTGCTAACAATGCTTGGGTTGTTACGGACCCATTAGCATTATCACAAAGATATAATAGTGCTAATGGAACTAAGTTAACATCAGTACAAGTTCAAGACACATTTCTACTTGATGGAACAAAAGTATTCAATAATGAAAGAGCAGCAATTATAAACAAAAATTCTCCTTATAACACTAAAACATTTTTATCAACTAAACAAGATCCAGTTCCTGGAGTTGTAAACCCAGCAACAGGAACAAAACCAGGACAAACTTCTCAAACAACTGCTCCAGCACCACCAGGACCTGGACCAAATTCTGATCCTAATGTAGGAACAGCAACTACATCAACCACATCAACTTCTACTCCAGCTCAAATAAACACGAATATTGGAAGTAGAAAAAATTTATATCCAAAGAAAAATTTATATTACCCAGTGAAAAGAAAAAATGAATTTGGTGGAGATTTTATAAAATTTGAAATATTGGACTATAAAAAATCTGGACTAGGCAGTCCTCAAGCTGTTGCTGCAGGGTCTTTAGCTCTTCCTGGAATGGAATATAGAAAAAGGGATGTTTTAGCATCTATTTTCTTACCAATTCAAGCAGGTATTGTTGAAGGAATGTCCGTTGATTGGGGAGGTGGAGATTTGAACCCAATTACCGCTGCTTTTGCTAATGCCGCATATCAAATTATGGGACAGGCAGGAGCAGACCCAGGAGCAATGTTTAGTGCAACTCTTAATCAAGCAGAATCTCTTAAAAAAATGTTACAGATTGGTGCTGGCGGTGAACTTCAACAATTAGCACAAAATTACTTCACGGAAAAAGCAGTTTCAACTCAAGGTCTTTTGTCAAGAACTTTGGGAGGAGCAATTAATAACAACTTAGAACTTCTTTTCAATGGTCCTATGTTAAGAAGTTTTACCTTTAACTTTAAATTGACTCCAAGAGAGCCAGCAGAAGCATTAATGATTAGAGATATTATAAGATACTTTAAAATGAGTATGGCACCTTCTCTGTCTAGTGCTCAATTATTTTTATTGGCACCCAATGTTTTCAAGATATCATATGTTTATACTGGACAAGGAAACTTGGATGATAAGCATCCATATCTAAATAGAATTAAAGTTGCCGCATTAAGAGACATATCGGTAAACTATACTCCAGATGGAAACTATATGACCTATCAAGATGGTTCAATGACTCAATATGATTTAAGTCTTAGTTTCGGTGAAATTGATCCAATCTATGAAAATGATTATGTAATCGAAGAAGGTTTAGTAGGAACTGGATGGTAAAAAATGTCATTTTACTTTAGAAATATACCAAATTTACAGTATATCAGTAGAGATGATAATACCATTTCTGAATACTCTGAAACCAAAAATTTATTTAAAAGAGGCAATGTAAGAGAAGATATTTTTGGAAATCTTTCGTATTTTATTAAGTATCAAATAATAGGTGATGAAAGACCAGATAATATCGCATATAATGTTTATGGTGATGAAACTCTGGATTGGGTTGTTTTACTTTCTAACAATATTTTAAACCTGTATGATGAGTGGCCTTTAACTCAGGAATCTTTTGATTCATATCTTTTAGAAAAATATGGATCGTATGAAAGAATATATCAGGGTATTCATCACTATGAAACAATTGAAGTTAGAGACTCAAATGGAAAACTAATTTTAAAATCTGGTTTAAAAGTAGATGAAAATTTCTTTAACGAGTTTGAATATTATGATCCAGGTTTAGATCAAATTATATCTAGTGCGACCAGGGATATGAAGATTGCGGTAACAAATTATGAGTATGAAGAAAGAATTCAAGATGAAAAAAGATCTATCTTTATATTAAAAGAAAATTATTTACCTCTTATTGTAGATGATATAGAAGAAAAAATGAAATATAAAAAGGGTAGTGACCAATATGTTAGTCCTACCCTTAAGAGAGTTGATAATATTAGATTATATGAGAAATAATCAATCGTCAACTAGTTTTTTAAAGTAACTCATAGCATCATCTTCGTCATCATCGTCATCCACCCGTGATTTGGGAAGACTGTTAAGTTCTTCCTTAAGTTCTGGAGTCAAAGACTTACTCTTGTTGTAAGATTCTTCAAGTTCTTTGAGAACATCTTCTTCACGAGTCTTGGGTTGAGAATATGAATCAAGTTCATCTTCTTGGTCAAAAGTAGACGCTTTTGGAGCAACTTTTCCGATTCCGAGAACATAGTTCAGACGCTTTTCAAGTTCCTCATAAGTCTTGAATTGATCTGCAGCAGTAAGAGAAGCAAGAGAGTATTCTTTCTTCCAAATTGCTTCCATTGCGTCATCATCGTCAAGAAGAGGACCAGCAGAATCAAATTCAGATTTGTCATAGTTCCAATAACCTTCAACCTTGCGAATCTTTAGGCGGAAGTTAGCACCTTGCCAGAAATCAAAGGGGTTGATTGGTTCTTCGTCTTCAAACTCAGGTTGCATCGCATTCAGAATCTTATCAAAGATTTTTTTTCCGTACTTGAAGAGAAATACTTTACCCTCGTTCTGAGGATTTGCAGGATCCTTCACAACGTAAATGTTGGAGTAGTAAGAAAGTTTACGCTTCTGTTTGCGAACAGTTTCTTTGTCCTTATCGTTACCACTGTTCCAAAGAGTGCGATTATATTCAGTTACAGGATCTTTTTGGTTAATAGTTGTCAGAGAGTTTTCAATATACCAACCACCCGTTCCTTGAAATCCGTGAGAGAAAATCTTTGCCCAAGGAAGATCTTCACCTTCGGGGGCGGGGAGGAAACGAATGATTGCAGAACCAGTACCACCCTTATCCATTTCGGGTTTCCAAAAACGATCATCATTGCTGCTAGGACCGTTATTCATTTTCTCAACTTCTTTCACCAGTTTATTGGTGAGAGAACCGAGTTTGGACTGCTTCTTAAGACTTTCGAAAGACATTTTGTACCTCGTATTTGTTAGTATTTGGCTTGTGGGGTTTGCTTTGGTGCGGATTCCCTAGCCGCTGACCTAGAATAGCACCGAAACTACTCCTTGTCAATAGCCTCTTTCATTGTTTCAATGAGGCGAGTCATATTACTAAAAATCATATTAATATCAGATTTTTCTGGGATACCCATCATAGCAGCAGATTCAACGACTTTTTTCTTCATTTCTTTTGCTTCTGGATCATCAGATAAAGATATCCTAGTATATAAAATTTGTTGTTTTTCTAAAAGTTTTTGAAGTAAATTAACGTGCTGTAATTTTTCTTCTTTATTCATCATAAAGAACTTATAAACATTGTGATATATTTCTTCTTGCATTTCAGAGATTTCTGCCATCTCTGCTCTTACAACTTCTGAGTCGAAAAAACTCACAATACTATCTCCTTTAAAATTTTCTTATATTTAAATACATCAATATGTATGAATGGAGAATATTTTGTAATTCTCATTGATACAAATTTCCAAATTGGGTCTTCCAATTTTTTATCAAAGTTTTTCCTATATCCAAAAATAGAATCAAGAATAACCATCGTCTCTAAGGATAGATTTCCTTGTAAAAATATTTTTAGTAGTCTTGGATGACTTCCATTTGTAATCGTAAATAAATCTTCAATTGTATTTTCACTAAAAAGTTGCTCAATTTCTTCCTTAAAAACATAAGAAAGAGATTGAGTTCTTTTTTTCCATAACGAAAATCTTTGTTCTCCTTCGTTTATAATTTCACCAATCCATAAAGATTCTGGATCGTTACATAAAACAAAGTTAGCGACAAAAAAACTGACAATTTCCTCGTCAGTTTTTTGTCTACTCATTTTTTCAAACCACATCCTATCTTTACGTTTATAGAATGCTTGTAAAGATGCTTTTACTTTGCCATTATACCTCAAATAATCATATTTTGGTTTTGTGAAATGATTTTTGAGAGCAAGATAAGTCTTATAACAATTAAGGGGATCCAATTTCAAAATACTAAACGTGCCTTAGAGGTTTTTTTCAAAAAGTTAAGTTCCATTGCTTGATATTTAATCTTTTCTTTCAGTGGTTTTGAAAGTAACTTTGGAACAGATTCTAGTTCAATATTATTTTTCTCGCAAAAAATAATAATAGCATCAATATAATTTACACCTTCATTGTCTTGGACTATTTTTTCAATTTCTTGAGCAAATTTAGAAGGGCAAACAAATTTTTCCCCTAAAATCTTATTAAACTCCGTCTCTATTTTATTATCCATTATTTCCAATATTGTGGGCATAAATTTTAGGTAAAAATCATAAAATAATAATAACAAATACTTATCAAAATGTCAAGAAATTTGTTCCAACTTATCAGTTAAAAACTTTTCAATGTACTTGACAAGAATTTTTAAGTATTTTGCTTTATCATATTCTTCATAAACAACACACTCTCCATCTTCACAAGCCATAATAATCACAAATTTCTTAACTGAAATCCCAGTCAATTCATGAAGCATACAAGCATAAGCACAGCACTGGACAAAGTATCCTTCAATCCAGTCTCTTGGTTTTGGTTTTGCTGAAGTCTTAAAGTCAATAATTGCCAATTCACCATCGAATTCGGCAATACAGTCAACCGTTCCAGCAATTCCTAGATATTCACTGTATAGAGAACCTTCTAGGGCACGAATATTATCTATTCTATCAAGAGTTGGTTTGGCAATATAGAAAAGCATCTCAGAGAGAGGTTGAACTTTTGGAAGTTCAGGAATGTTATAGAAATAATTTTCAGTTAGAGTATGAAAATCAGTTCCACGACTAGTTGCTTTTTTGGTAATTTTATCCGCTTCTGCCTCACCAACTCTTTTACGCCATTTCTGAAAGAAATCTTTCTTATAATGACTGATTACTGAAGTAATAGAAACAAGTTTTTTATTACCCGAAGGGGTATTATAATAACGAACTCCATCAATTAGTTCCCTTGTAAGTGTGGGAAATTCAATGTCAATATGATTAAAACTCATTAATTAATTCCCAATTCAAGTTTTGCCAAAATGTACTCTTTACAGATGCCAGAACGAACGATGTCTTCTGCTCCAAATTCAATAAGATCAAACGAAGGCATAATTCTCAGAATTTTCATAAAGTCAATAAT